GGTAGATTTCTCTGCAAATCCCTTTTACCACAAGACGGGGTCAGCATATCAAGGCTTAGTGCCTAATTATTCTGTCCCGATTCTAAGGTCATCAGGGCGCGGTCGAATCTCTACTTACAATCGATACTCTGGTTTTCCGTCTGAACCCGGTGCGATGGTGTCCTTCAACACCAAAGGCCTGTCGTTCATAAGATCTGTGAACGGTATCGCGCTTATCGCGCAACTCTTATCTAAGAAGGCTTAGTGATAAGAGATTTAATGAACCATCAGCTTAACGCTGGAAAGGGGACCGTTTATGGCCTCATCTACTCTCAACCCTTACGTTGACAACACTAACCACCAAGCTTTCGTACTGAAAAGTACGTCGGAGTCTGGTGCTGTGTTCATGGTCGCAGGTCGCTCACTTGGAGCTCCATTCGAACTTGAACAGGTCCGAAAGGTGAATGCAAATTCACTTTCTAATGACCATAGTATTGTCAGGCTTACCCGCAAAGAGGCAAATGCTGCCATAGGGAAGTTAGCGACGCTTCAGGTAACGTTAGACGTTAGTATCCCGAAAGATACTACCGTTCTGACACAAATTGAGCAAAAGAAACTGGTATCGCTACTTGTTTCTTTACTCAACGAATCTACAGCTATGGAGGCTACAAATGCCAACATCACAGCTATCATTGAAGGACGTGACCTCTAAACGTTCAAAGGTCCTGAAGCGAGTCATTGGTGTAATCTTGTTGATTAGCACTAATGTAGCTTCGTACGTCGTCGGCAATGACACGATATCTGTATCAGAAATCGTCACTCTTGTCGTCAAAACGCTAGCTCAATGTGGGCTAGGGGGCTGATTGTAATAACCTTAACGGTCGGAGAATATGATGAAAGCATCACAAACTCTAATTAAACCCTTTCTAGATGGTATCTTACAGGATATCCGTGAGATCTACCCAAACGAACAATTCTTCTACGAGCAGGAGTGGATTGACACTTTAGTACGGGATGCAAATCCCACCTTAGTTGTTAACTCACTCTCTCGTATTGGAAAAGCTCTTGAGCGTTCCCTAATTACAGGCGAAAACCTGAAGATAAAGGACGATGAGCTTCAAGAACGCGACAATGGTGCCGCGTTCCCCATTTTCCTCAATAGCCTGTGGCAAACACTGTTTTATTACAGTGGTTGCCCTCGTTATAAATCGGTCGATGACTACCTAGTCATCTGTAAAGAACCCGATTTGGTCGAATGGACTATCTCGGCGACGACAGCTGAGCAGCAGAGTGCTGCGCTGGCTGTTTATCTCTTGAGACAGTTTTATCTCGGCCTTTCTAAACTCACAACCTTGGAGTGCCTTTGTCGACTCGAAAGAGGAGATAGAGTCATTTGCGAGAAGAGTATCGAGGAACTGGGAACCGCTGTTTTGCGAGGTATCAGATGTGTTGATGTT